AAGAGATAATGGACGCAACACAAATGTACATGGCAAGAAATGCACCACGTGCAGCTGTTGCCATTGTTGACGGCATTGAAGACCCAACGGAACTTGGTATACGAGAAAAACTAACAGCGTCAAAAGAATTATTAGACAGAGTTGGTTTAGTTAAAACGGAAAAAGTACAAGTTGAATCTACAGGTGGAGTTATGTTAATGCCACCGAAAAAAACTGAGGACGATGACTAATAGAAAATTAGGAACGTGGGAACTGCCACAACCTATAGACATAAAAGAACAAGAAGAATGGTCGGCAATTCCAAGAGTTGCAAAAACAGTACCTTTTGGGTACAGCGTTGACCCTGAGAATGAACATATACTAAGACCGATACCAAAAGAACTTGATGCCTTAGAAAAGGCAAAGGAACATTTAAAACAGTACTCCTATAGACAAGTTGCTAATTGGCTAACAAAATTTACAGAAAGAGAAATATCCCATATAGGTTTAATGAAAAGAGTAAAACGTGAGCAAAAACGTAAGAACCAAGCTAGAACTCTCCGTGTCTGGGCAGAGTATGCAGAAAAGGCAATACAAGCGGCAAAAAAACTTGAAGAAGAAAGAAGTGGCAGTAAAGTCACAGCCAGTAGTTTCTAAAACATCAGTAGAAGTTTTACCTCAAGAAGAACGTAATATTGTTTTTAAACCGAATGAAGGACCTCAAACAGAGTTTCTTGCTTCAGGAGAACGAGAAGTTTTATATGGTGGTTCAGCAGGTGGTGGTAAAACATTTGCTATGTTAGCTGACCCATTACGGTACATGGGACACCCACAGTTTAGTGGACTGCTATTACGACATACAACGGAAGAACTAAGAGAACTTATATTTAAATCTCAAGAGTTATATCCAAAAGTATGGAAAGGTATTAAGTGGTCAGAACGTAAGATGCAATGGGTTGCTCCGTCAGGTGCAAGACTTTGGATGTCTTATCTTGACAGAGACGAAGACGTTATGCGTTATCAAGGTCAAGCGTTTACATGGATTGGCTTTGACGAATTAACCCAATGGTCAAGTCCTTTTGCATGGAACTATATGCGTTCACGATTACGTTCAACAGTATCCGACTTGCCTATCTTTATGAGGGCAACAACTAACCCCGGTGGTTTGGGTCATCATTGGGTAAAGAAAATGTTTATTGACCCTGCACCGTACGGAAGTTCATTTCATGCAACAGACATTGAAACAGGAGAAACACTTAAATACCCAGCAGGACATAGCCACGCAGGAAAACCTTTATTCAAACGGAGATTTATTCCTGCAAGACTATCTGATAATCCATACCTCTCACAAACAGGAGACTATGAAACAATGCTCCTATCCCTTCCTGAACAACAGCGAAAGCAACTCTTGGAAGGAGACTGGGACATTAAAGAAGGTGCAGCGTTTACTGAGTTTAGTAGGGACGTACACGTTATTGACCCCTATTCTATCCCTAATAATTGGGTTAAGTTTAGGGCTTGTGACTATGGTTATGGAAGTTATTCAGGGGTTTTATGGTTTGCTGTTTCACCCTCGGAACAGTTGGTCGTCTACAGAGAATTGTACGTGTCTAAAGTCCTTGCCACAGATTTGGCAGATATGATATTAGAGTTAGAAGCAGGTGACGGAAATATAAAGTACGGTGTGTTAGACTCTAGTTTGTGGCATAAACGTGGAGACACAGGTCCTTCATTGGCAGAACAAATGATTAGTAAAGGATGTCGATGGAGACCGTCCGATAGAAGTAAAGGAAGTCGTGTAGCAGGAAAAAATGAAATACATAGAAGATTACAGGTTGATGAATTTACAGAAGAACCTCGATTGGTATTTTTTAACAACTGTACAAGCACGATAGCACAACTTCCTTCAATACCCCTTGACAAGAAAAATCCTGAAGATGTCGATACAAAATCAGAAGACCACTTGTATGATGCATTACGATATGGTATAATGTCAAGACCAAGATTTAGTGTGTTTGACTATGACCCATTTAAACCAAAACATAGTTACGCACCATCAGATACAACATTTGGATATTAATTTATGGCAGAAGAAAACATTACAATGGATGACGAAGCAATAGCGTTAGAAGACGTTAATGACTCTGAAGCAGATTATAAAGTTTCAGGTTTAATTGACTTTGTTTATTCTCGTTACAAAAAAGCTGAAGACTATCGTGAGAATGACGAAGATAGATGGCTAAAAGCGTACCGTAATTATAGAGGTATATATGGTCCTGACGTTCAGTTTACGGAAGCTGAAAAATCAAGAGTGTTTATTAAAATAACAAAAACAAAAACTCTTGCAGCGTACGGTCAGATAGTTGACGTTTTATTTGCAGGTAATAAGTTTCCATTAAGTGTTGAACCAACCGAACTGCCTGAAGGTGTAACGGAAGATGTAAATACAAAACTTACACCTGAACCTCAAACACCAATGCAAGAACCAAACTTAGATTCTCCGTATGGTTTTGAAGGAGACGGTGCTGACTTTCCAAAAGGTTTTACAGCAAATCAATTTGAGCTAGGACCTTTAGAAGATAAACTTGCCAATGTTAAATTAGAAGAAGGTGCAGGTACAACACCTGATAAAATTACATTTAGTCCTGCTATGGTTGCAGCTAAACAAATGCAAAAGAAAATTACTGACCAATTAGAAGAGTCCAATGCTTCTAAGTACTTACGAAGCACAGCCTTTGAAATGGCATTATTTGGAACAGGTGTAATGAAAGGACCATTTGCCGTAGACAAAGAATATGCAAATTGGGACGAAGACGGAAACTATGACCCTAAATTTAAAACTGTTCCACAAGTTAATCATGTATCAGTATGGAATTTTTATCCTGACCCTGACGCACATAATATGGAAGAAGCACAGTACGTTATTGAAAGACATAAACTTTCACGAACACAACTCAGACAATTAAAAAAGAGACCGTACTTTAGGTCACAAGTTATAGATGACGTTATACAAACAGGGGAATCATACATAAAAAAACATTGGGAAGATGATTTATCCGATTATCAACCTGAACATGGTATTGACCGATTTGAAGTTATTGAGTATTGGGGTATGTGTGATACAGAAATGCTTATTGAAAACGAAGTAGAAATACCAAAAGAGTTACAGAAGTTTGATGAGCTACAGGCAAATATTTGGATATGTAATAAAAAACTTATTAGAGTTGTATTAAATCCATTTAAACCTGCAAAGATACCGTACATGGCATCTCCATATGAATTAAATCCGTACTCATTTTTTGGTGTAGGTATTGCTGAAAATATGGACGACACACAAACATTAATGAACGGTTTTATGAGAATGGCAGTTGACAATGCTGTACTATCAGGAAATTTATTAATAGAAGTAGATGAAACAAATTTAGTTCCGGGTCAAGACTTATCTGTTTATCCGGGAAAAATATTTAGAAGACAAGGGGGTGCTCCGGGTCAAGCAATATTTGGTACAAAGTTTCCAAATGTATCAGGAGAGAATATGCAGTTGTTTGACAAGGCAAGAGTACTAGCTGATGAATCAACAGGCTTTCCATCGTTTGCACATGGACAAACAGGTGTTATGGGCGTAGGAAGAACAGCAAGTGGTATTTCTATGCTAATGAACGCTGCATCAGGTGGAATTAAATCGGTAATTAAAAACGTAGACGATTATTTATTAAGACCTCTAGGAGAAAGTTTATTTAGTTTTAATATGCAGTTTGACTATGACTCCAAAATAAAAGGAGACTTAGAAGTTCGTGCAAGAGGAACTGAAAGTTTAATGGCAAATGAAGTACGGTCACAAAGATTAATGCAGTTCTTAGGTACGGCAAGTAATCCTGCCCTTGCACCGTTTGCTAAGTTTCAATATATTATTAGAGAAATTGCAAAGGCAATGGATTTAGACCCTGATAAAGTTACTAATAATATGGAAGAAGCTGCACTACAAGCTAAGATATTACAAGAAATGCAAATGAAACAACAACCACAACCTCCTGCAGGAGTAAACCCAAATGACCCAACAGGTGCAGGTGGTGGAACAATTGGTACAGGTCAAGTGCCAACTCCAAACGAACAAGGATTTTCAGGTAATGAACAAGGACAACAAACAAGTGCTGTCTCACCTCAAGCCACTGGTGGAGAACAAACAGCTACTGGACAGCTTCAATAATTATATAGACTTACTTATTGAACGTCAACATTCTGCTATTGAACAAGCAGATAATAATATTATGATGTACCGAGCACAAGGTGCAATTGCAACTTTGCGTAAATTAAAGTTAATGCGTTGGGAAGTTTTAGGAGATAAAAAGTAATGAAAAAACAAATGGAATTATTTCAAGAGGGTGGATTAGAACAGGACGGTGGAACGACTGACCCTGTATCAGGTAATGAAGTTCCAATTGGTTCAGCTAAAGAAGAAGTAAGAGATGACATAGACGCAAGACTTTCTGAGGGTGAGTTTGTATTTCCTGCTGATGTTGTAAGATTTATAGGTTTAGAAAAACTTATGATGCTACGACAAAATGCAAAGGCAGGTTTAAAGAAAATGGAAGCAATGGGTCAAATGGGTAATTCAGAAGAAGCAACACTACCTGATGACATGCCATTTTCTTCTGATGATTTAATTGTTGGTGATGATACAGGTGACGGTGACTTAGAAATGCAAGTTGGTGGATTTGTTCCACCTTTTGGTACACAACAACAACAAGGTACAGGTATTTATACTCAGGCATCACAAATGGGTGGACAGTTTACTGTACAACCTCAACAAACAATGCAACCTTCAGCAATGGTTTCACAACAACCTGTTGCAACAGGTTATGGTCCTAATTTTATAGGTGGTCAACAACCAACAACAGATTTTAAAAAGTTAGTTCCTATGCCAACACAAAGCTATGAAAATATTCGATTTGTAAATGCTGCAGGGGAAATTATGATAATACCCCACACAAATGGTAATCCTGTATTTCCAGTACCTGAAGGATACACAAGAGAAACAGCCGATACATCACAAGTTAAAAAAGACACAGAGGAAACATTAGAGTCTCCAACAGATGTAAAAGTTAAAACGGCAACGGTAACAAAACCTGACCCTAATTTACAACGTGATAGAGAACGAGAGCTTCAAGAAGCTGAAGACCAAAGAAAAGCTACTAATAGAAGTTATGATAATATGTTTAAATTAGCGTATGAACAGTCACCTGATAAATCGTTAGAGGGTGTAACAAAGTTTATTAAAGATGGAAATGTAAAGGCAGATGTTCCAATTTTTGGTGAAATAAAAATACCCGGATTTACATTTGAAGAAGCTAAAATTGAAGAAGCATACAATAGAAACTTTTTAGGTTATGATGATACTTATGAAACAGATGTAAAAAGTATGATAGAAACAGTTAAAGACCCAGTAACTGGTGGGTCTAAAATTGTAACTGATGACAAAGATAAAATTATTGCACAAACCCAATCTAAGAAAGCAAAACAAGAAGCTAAAAACCAAGCAGATGCTATAAAATTTAGAAAAGAACAAGAAGCTAAGATTTACCAATCTGTTTTAGATGACAGAAGAAAACAAGAAGCAGAAGATAGAAGAAAAAAAGAAAAAGAAGAAAGAGCATTTAAAGACTTTAAAGAAAGTCAAAAAAAAGTTAGTGGATATGCACCTGATTTTAAAAAAGGTGGCATAGCTACTAAAGCTAAGAAAAAAGTTATGAAGCAAGGTGGGTTAGCTTCTAAAAAATAACCCATATTTGTTGGCTACTCATACCCCATGATGGCTACTCTGACCCCAACAAAGGAGAATGGAAATGGCAGAAGAATTAACAATGGCAAAAGACGCAACACCAAAAAAAGTTGCATTTATGAGTAAACCTTACACAAACGAAGAAAAAATTAAACGTGAGGAAGAAGAATTAAAAAAGTTAATTGAAGAACAAAAGAATGAAGCAACTAAAACAAACGCTACAGGAGATGCTACTGAGCAAGACGTTGATAATGCAGAGCCTAAAAATGCTGAAGAGCGAACTTTTAAAAAACGCTATGGTGATTTACGTAAGCACCAACAACAACAACAAAAACTTTTTGAAGACAAGATTTCGTCTCTTGAAAGTCAGTTGGAAAAAGCTACTAAACAAGAAATTAAAATTCCTAAAACGGAAGAAGAACTAGAAACATGGGCAAAAGAATATCCTGACGTTGCAGCGATAGTAGAAAGTATTGCAATTAAAAAGGCAAAAGAACAGTCAGAAGATTTAGAGTCTCGTATGAAAAAGTACGAAGACTTACGAGAAGAAGCAACAAAAGAAAAAGCTGAAGTTGAACTGTTATCTTTACATCCTGACTTTGGAACAATAAGAGAAAGTGACGACTTTCATACTTGGGCAGAAGAACAACCTAAGTGGGTGCAAGATGCCTTATATGAAAATCAACATGACGCTAAATCAGCAGCACGTGCAATTGATTTATATAAAGCAGATAAAAATATTACTAAAACAAAACCTAGCAAAGACGCAGCAAAAGCTGTAAATGCTAGAGGAGAAAGAACCGAACCACAAAAAGATGAAAGCAAAGCATATTTAAAAGAATCTGAAGTTGAAAAAATGTCAGCAAAAGAATATGAAAAGCGTTCACAAGAAGTAATGGAAGCAATACGTGCAGGTAAATTTATTTACGATGTATCAGGTTCAGCAAGGTAGGAGTGTACAATGTCAAAGTTTTATATTCCTAAAAAGGACGAAGAATATATAGCACCATTTGGTCCTGTAATGGGCTACAAAAAAATGTCCGATAGTTTTGTTAAAAACATGAACAAGGCTATGAATCCTAATTTAAAAGATTGGTCAGGGAATTTAGTTGGTAAAGTAAAACATGAATTAAAATTTGACCATGATATAGAAAAATTATGGCTTGATGAGTTTTCACAATTTATAGGAAGACTACATAACTTTGTTGAGTACAGACATTCTTTTGGTACAAAAAAACTTGATACTGTAAATAATGATTATGGTATAAAGATTGCTTCAGGTTGGTTTGTAAGACAATTTGAAAATGAATATAACCCATTACACGTCCATACAAGTTGTAGACTATCATGTGTTGGATATTTAGCTTTACCTGACGGTATTGAAAAAGAATGGGAAGAAGATTATAAAGACCATCATCCTGCAAATGGGCACATACAATTTGCTCATGGAACAAATTCAGGATATAATCAAACTAATTTTATGGTAAAACCACAAGTAGGAGACTTTTATGTTTTTCCTGCAGAATTATTTCATTGTGTTTATCCATTTAAAACTAAAGGAGAAAGACGTTCTTTTAGTGTCAACTTTAATTTTTTAGAAATACCTAAAAAAGCTGTTGACAAAAAGTAATTTATACATATAACTATGTGTATAATGTTTATACAGCCCACTATATATAGTGTTACCTGTATACTATGACTAAGCAAACGACAATAATTTACTAGATTACCTGATAAACTTTGCCCAATACGTATAAGAATGTACAGCTTATATACATTGCACCATCTGTAAATCAGCCCTATAAATAACTTTGTATGTTTTGCATCTGTAAATATGCTAATTAAAGGAGATTAACTTATGGCATTTTCTAGTGCAGCAGGTTATGGTAATCTTCCTAACGGTAATTTTAGTCCTATTATCTACAGCAAACAGGTGCAACTTGCATTTCGCAAGGCATCTATTGTAGACGCAATCACTAATAATGACTACTTTGGTGAAATTGCAAATATGGGCGATACTGTTAAGGTTATCAAAGAACCTGAAATTACAGTTAAGGCTTATTCACGTGGTACAACAATTACACCACAAGACCTTGACGATGAAGAGTTTAACCTTACTATTGACAAAGCTAACTACTTTGCATTTAAGGTTGACGATATCGAAGAAGCTCACTCACACGTAAACTTTCAACAGTTGGCAAGTGATAGAGCTGCTTATAGACTTTCTGACCAATTTGACCAAGACGTTCTTGGTTACTTGTCAGGTTTTAAACAATCATCAATACATGGTTCAGCAGATACTGTTAACGATACTGTTAATGGTGCTGTAGCAGTTTCAACTGCAGGTACAGATGAACTGTTATCTTCAATGAAGTTAGATGCTTCTGACTTTACTGACGGTTCAGGAACTGCAGGTTCTGCTAGTGCAGGTATTGCAATTCAGCCTAGACTTCCGGGTGCAACTGATGCAACACCAGCAGCAGGAGACACATATCCATTGACGTTGATTGCAAGAATGGCAAGACTATTAGACCAACAAAATGTTGACACTAATGGTCGTTGGTTAGTACTTGACCCTGTGTTTATTGAAGTACTAAAAGATGAAGACTCAAGACTATTCCAAGCTGATTGGGGTGGAGACGGACTTCAAAATGGTTTAGTATTAAATAGCTTACACGGTTTTAAAGTCTATCAATCTAATAACTTACCTTCTGCAGGAACAGGTCCGGGAACAGCAGGTGCTAATAGTACCTCAAATTTCGGAGTTATTGTTGCAGGACATAGTTCATCAGTAGCTACTGCCGAACAAATCAATAAAACAGAAACTTACAGAGACCCTGATAGTTTCGCTGATATTGTTCGTGGTATGCATTTGTATGGCAGAAAGATACTTCGACCTGAAGCAATCTGTACTGCTAGATACCACTTAGCATAAAGGAGAATTTAATATGGCATTAGGCGATAATACAACTTCCGTTGCTAGGGGTATGGGTTCTAGAGGTAGACAACCATACTTCATTCAGCATACGCTAGACTTTGCTCAAGCAGTAACTGATAAAGGAACTGCTCTTGCAGCAAATGATGTTATTCCGGGATTAACTATTCCTGCGAATACTGTTATACTTCATGCAGGTTTTGAAGTTACTGAAGCACATGCAGGTACTTCTACAGATACCGACTTTGACTTTGGAATAACAGGTGGAGACCTCGACAACTTTGTTGACGGTTTTGACTTTGACGGTGCAAGTGTGGGTGCTTATGCTCCTACTCCTGCAGCTTATTCTCCAGTTATTGTTGGTGGAACTTCAGATACTATTGACATTGAAATCCAAGCAATGACAGGTACAACAACTGGTGGAAAAATCAGAATGTTTGCTATATGCATGGATATTGATGACGTTGGTACAATGGCTGCTGACGAAGTAGATAGAGATACATTAGCGTAACTCAACATATAATATGAGGGCAGGGCAACTTGCCCTCTATTTAAATATAGGATTATCATGGCTGAATCATTTTTAACATACACAAATAAAGTTCTTGCAAGAATGAATGAGGTACAGCTTACCTCAACAACATTTCCGAATGCAAGAGGTATTCAAGTGCAATGTCAAAATGCCGTTAATGAAGCCATACGTTATATTAATCAAAAAGAATTTAATTATCCTTTTAATAATGCAACGGAAACAAAATCATTAACAACAGGAACAGTTAGATATACTGTTCCAACATCCACAAAAACAATAGACTATAATACATTTAGATTAAAAAAAGATGATGACTTAGGAACAAGTGGTGGTAAATTAAGAATACTAGATTACAATGAATATATAAATAATTTTATTACACAAGAAGATGACATCGTAACAACACAATTAGATGGGTCATTAAATGACTCAGCAACAACAATAACAGTAGACAGTACAACAGGTTTTGCGTCTAGTGGTACGTTACACATAGACAATGAAAAAGTAACCTATACAGGTACTTCATCAACACAATTTACAGGTGTTACAAGAGGTGCTTCTTCAACAACAGCAGCTTCACATTCTGATGATGCTCAAGTTTCTCAGTTTTCAGGTGGCAGTATACCACAGTACATTGTTAGAACACCTGACAATAATTATTTACTTTACCCTTTTCCAAATAAAAATTTTACAATTAAATTTGAATACTATACTTTTCCAACTGATATGTCTGCACATGGTGATACAACAACAATACCTGATAGATTTGCAGCAGTAATTGTTGACGGTGCAACTGCATTTGTTTATCAATACAGAGGAGAGACTGCACAATATCAATTAAATATGCAACGCTTTGAGCAAGGCATAAAAAATATGCAAACATTATTAATAAATAGATTTAATTATGTTCGTTCAACTTTTATACCAAGAAGTGCAAACTATGGAATGGCAGATTTAAATGTAAGGGTTTCTTAGTATGCCTGATTTATCGCAAGTGCAACCTGTTAACTTTCCTTTACAGGGTGGATTAGTTTTAAATAAATCTACATTTGCTATGCAACCGGGTGAAGCATTAGAGTTACAAAACTTTGAACCTGATATTGCAGGTGGCTATAGACGAATAAATGGTTTTGCTAAACTTGTCGATAATATTGTACCACAAACAAGTTCTTCTTCTGAAGCTGTTTTATTGTCTATAAAATTTAATGATAAAATAGTTGCTGCAAGAGGAGAAAAAATACACACAGCCACAGAGGGAAATAACTCTTGGACAGAAATAGATACAGGAAGAACAAGTGCTTCTACCTATGATTTTGAAATCTTTAACTTTGACGGTAATGATAAATTTATAGTTGCTGACGGTAACAATGCACCAACAGTATTTAACACTTCTTTTGTTGCAACAGACGTAAGTTCAGGTGGTGGTGGTGAAGTAAGCACAGCCGTTACAGGTGCAAAGTTTGTAAAGGCATTTAAGAACCATATGTTCTATGCAGGAATGTCTAGTAAACCTCAAGAGGTAGTATTTAGTGAACCTTTTGATGAAGATGATTTTGCTACTGCTGATGGTGCAGGAAGTTTTAAAGTTGACGATACAATAGTTGGTCTTAAAGTATTCCGTGAAGATTTATTTGTATTTTGTGAAAATAGAATATTTAAACTGTCAGGAACGTCAAGTTCTAACTTTGCAGTTACTCCTGTAACAAGAGACATAGGATGTGTAAATGGACAGACAATACAGGAATTTGCAGGGGATTTAATATTCTTAGCACCTGATGGATTACGTACTGTTGCAGGTACTGCAAGAATTGGTGACGTTGAGTTGGGCACGGTAAGTGCTAATGTACAGTCTTTATTTAATGATAATATAGCAACGGCTACAAATTTTACTTCTGTTGTTATTCCTAATAAAACACAGTACCGAGTTTTCTTTTCTAAATCTAGTATTATTGAAAGTCTAACGGAAGGTGCAATTTGTTCGTTACGAGGACAAGCATTTGAATTTGCAAAGTTAAAAGGAATAAAACCTTCTTCAACTTCTACCTTTACAGACATAAGTGGCACAACAATAATACACGGTGGTTTTGATGGTTATGTTTATAAACAAGAAAGTGGAAACGATTTTGACGGTACAGCTATAGATGGAAAATATAGAAGTCCAGATTTAAATTTTGGAGATGCAGGAGTACGTAAACATATGCAACGTATTCTTGTAAGTTATAAACCAGAGTCTTCTGTTAACGCTGATTTATTTTTACGTTACGATTATGAAGACCCTGACACACCAAGACCTTCAGCATATTCATTATCTGCAGCAGACATAGTGGCAGTTTATGGAACAGCTACATATGGAACAGCAACGTATGGTGGACAGACAGAACCGTTACTAAGACAGGCTGTTGAAGGTTCAGGATTTACAGTTGCATTACGAGTAAACGACAACGGAACTTCAGCACCTTATGCATTACGAGGTTTTGGATTAGAATATCAAGTAGGAGCAAGACGATAAATGGGAGCTACATACACTAGACAGTCAACATTTACTGATGGCGATATTATTACTGCAGCCCATAGTAATGATGAATTTAATCAATTACTAGCAGCATTTGCATCAGGAACAGGACACACACACGATGGCACAACTGCCGAAGGTGGTGCGATTACAAAACTATTAGGTAACACACTTACTTTTGGTACAGGTGCAGATACAGATATTGCTATTACATTTGATGGTAATAGTGCTGATGGTGTTTTAACTTGGATGGAAGACGAAGACTACTTTAAGTTTTCTGATGACATCTTAATGAACAGTACAGAAAAAGTACAGTTTGGTGATACTGCATCTTTTATACAACAATCCTCTGATGGTGTGCTACGAATAGATGGTGAAGCAACAATAGATTTAAATGCTTCAACAGCCGTTACAGTAAGCAATGATTTAAAACTTGATAGTGACTCTGCTGTATTAGGGTTTGGTTCGGACAACGATGTTACACTAACACACGTAGCTGACACAGCTTTACTACTTAACGATGCTATAAAATTAACATTTAGAGATAGTGCCTTATCTATTAGTTCAAGTACAGATGGACAATTAGATATTGACGCTGATACAGAAGTAGAAATAACAAGTCCGTTAGTTGAGATGTCTGCTGATGCAACAGTAGGTGATGACTTTACATTAAAATCGGATGCAGCAGTATTAGGGTTTGGTGCAGATACAGATGTAACATTAACGCACGTAGCCGATACAGGACTATTACTTAACAGTTCAAGACAGTTACAATTTGGTGACAATGCAACGTACATACATCAATCAGCCGATGGTGTGTTAGATTTAGTTGCTGATACAGAAATAGAAATAAATGCAACCACTATAGATATTAATGGTGCAGTTGATGTATCAGGTAATTTAAGTGTTGGTGGTAACTTAGATGTTACAGGTACAATTGACTTTAGTGACTCTAACATTAGTAATGTTGGTTCTCTTGCACTTGATACAATTACAAACGATGGTACAGATATAACACTAGACTCTTCAGGAGATATTATTCTTGATGCTGATGGTGCAAATATTGTATTTAAAGATGATGGTACATCTATACTTGACATTGCAAATAACTCAAGTGATGTAGAATTTACTGTTAGTGTTGCCGATAAAAACTTTGCAATTAAAGGAACAGATGGTTCTTCAGCCATAACTGCTCTTGACATTGACATGGCATTAGCAGGTAAAGCTACATTTAGTGGTGATGTTGTAGTTACAGGGGATTTAACTGTAACAGGTGATGACATTACTATGGCTACAAATACTGCAGGGCATATGCTCGTTGGTGATGGTTCTAACTATAATCCTGTTGCAATATCAGGTGACGTTACTATGTCATCAGCAGGTGCAGTTACTATTGCAAATACAGCAGTAGAAAGTGGTATGTTAAATGCTAATGTTGTTACAGGGCATGATGCTATAACATCAGGAGTAGACACAACTAATGATACTCTCCTACTACACGATGCTGACGCAGGATTAAAGAAAATATCTGTTGCAAACTTATCAACAAGTCTTGGTGGATTAACAGATGTTGTTGGTGATACAAGTCCTCAACTTGGTGGTAACTTAGATACAAATTCACAAAACATACTTATAGACGATGCTCATTTTATTGCCGATGAAAATGGCAATGAACAAATTATATTTCAAACAACTAGTTCTGCAGTCAATCAATTTGATGTAACTAATGCAGCAACAGGTAGTGCTCCTCAGTTATCAGCTACAGGTGACGATTCTAATATTGATTTAAACATATTAGCAAAGGGTACAGGTCATGTAACAATTGTTGGTAATTCTAATGCAGGTGCAATACAATTTAATTGTGAGAGTAATTCACATGGACAGATTTTACAATCTCAACCACACTCAGCAAGTGTTACAAATACAATGTTATTACCTGCAGGTAGTAGCTCAACTCTTGTATCTCTTGTATCCACAGATACTTTAACTAATAAAACTTTAACTACACCAACACTAACAACACCAATAGCAAATGCAGGTATACAGTTAAAGAATGGTGCAACAAGTGCAGGGTTTTTAGAGTTCTTTGAAGATAGTGATAACGGAACAAATAAAGTAACATTAATAGGTCCTGCGTCAACTGCAGATGTAACTTTAACTTTACCATCAGCTACCGATACAATAGTTGGTAAAGCAACGACAGATACATTAACAAACAAATCTATAGATTCCGATAACAATACAATTACAAATATTGTAAATGCCGATATTAAATCTAGTGCTGCAATAGCAGACACTAAATTAGCAACTATATCTACTGCAGACAAAGTTTCATTAAGTGCTGTAGATATTGACGGAGCTTCAGACATAGGTGCTGACTTAGCTTCAACTGATTTAATTGTTGTTGACGATGGTGCAGGTGGAACAAATAGAAAAGCTGCCCTATCAAGATTAACAACCTTTATGACTGCTCAAGGGTTCTCAAGTGAGGACCCTACAGCTTTAGCTATCGCTCTTGGGTGATACAATAAATGCTTGACAAACAAGCATAATTCGTGTATAATTAGTAAAAAGGAGAAAATACATGGCAGATGATGCAGTAGCAAGTATCCAGACAACAGTTTTGCCTGATGAAATTGCTAAAACACTTTCAGCAACTATGACAGTCACTCCTGCTGACGCTAATGACAAATGGTATTACAAACTAACTAGTGTATCTAACTCAAGCACCGATTTAATTGCAGGTAGTTACATTGATTACACAGCAGTTGATGATGATACAGGGTTTACAGCAGTAGCAACAGGTGATAAGGTCAAGTTCATATTTATTAAAAATGTTGACACAAACAGTAGAAGTATCTATATCGTATTAGATGCAGGTACTGCTTCAAGTTCAGTAGGTGATGGTATTACAATAGGACCTAATGAGTTCTTTTGTGCAAGATTACCAAACACTACAGTCGCAGATATTCATGCAATCTCTTCAGCTTCAACAGCCGAAGTTGTAGTTGCAGCTTTATTAGATGATGTAGCGTAGGGGGTAGACAATGGCTAACACCTTTAAAAATAAGGTATACAATGGAGCTAACACTTCAGCTAATGCCAATATGAATGTCTACACCGTTCCTGCTTCAACGACTACAGTTGTTATCGGCTTGACGTTATCTAATACAGCGACAAGCCAAATAACTGCTGACATTAAACTAAGTGCAGGACAGACAGTTCATTTAGCAAAAAATATACCTATCCCTGCAGGAAGTAGTTTTGAGTTTATGGCAGGTAATAAAGTTATTATGGAAGCAACAAACACTATAACAACATCTTCAGATACAGCCGATAGTCTTGATACAGTATTGAGTATTATGGAGATAACCTAATGGGATATGTTGGGAATATACCTGCTAAAAACTTTCACGATGTACCTTCTGTAGAACGCTTTAATGGTACAGGTAGTGAAACAACATTTACTATGGGAAGAAGTGTTGGTAATGTCCAAGACGTTCTTGTGTCCGTAGATGGGGTTGTTCAAGATACAGCAGCGTATTCTGTTAGTGGTACACAGATTGTATTTTCAGCAGCACCTTCAAGTGGCACAGGTAATATCTTTGTAAACTTTCTTGGTGTAACAGATGGTTCTACAACACCACCTGCAGCAAACAAAGGTACATTTAAAGGTGATGGTATATTTAGAACTAACGTGCAGTCTTTAAATACATCTACAACTATTCTTGCTACAGAGAATGCAAACGTAACTGGACCTTTTACAGTTGCAAGTGGAGTAACACTTACAGTTGAATCAGGGGGAACATTGGTAACAGTATGAGTACATTAAAAGCCGACACAATACAAAGCACAAGTGGTGGTGCAGTTACGCTTACTAAGCAACACGCAGCAAAAGCATGGTGTCACTTTAAAGGAACAGAAACGGAAGCTCTGTTAGATAGTTTTAATTTTAGTTCTGTAGATGATGATGGCACAGGAAACTATGGGATGCATTTTACAAGTAATATGACAAATGCTCTTTATGCTTTTACTGCTGGAAATACTGATGATGGTGGTAGTTCTTCTATGTATGGTGTTGATATTACAGAAAATACTATGGCAACAGGCAACTTTGACATTGAAGTATTTTATGTAAATTCAAGTACAAATAGAACAGACGTAGATTTAACGGAAGTTTATATGGTAGTACACGGAGACTTAGCATGAGTACAGTAAAGACTAACACACTTACTGGCACAACTTCAGCAGGGTCAATCGTTGTAACAGGTGAAGGTGGTTCTACTACAACAAACTTACAACAGGGATTGTGCAAACATTGGGTATCCAAAGGCGATATGGCAGGAAATGAAATAGATGGTGAAACATTTAACAATGCATCTTATACAGACCACAACACAGGAATAGCAAGATTCAACATGACTAATCCAATGAGTAACGCTTTGTATATGGTAGTAGCTAATACAGAAGGGTATTGTTACAATACTGTTGTTGTTGATAGTGACACTTGGAATCAATCTAATACTAATGATGGTGGAACTTCTTTTGCCGATAGTTTTGCTTCTGGTGGTGCATGGGGAGATTTAGCATAATGGCTTTTGGTACTTTAAAATTTGATACGCTAACAACTTCTGGAAACATAAGTGGTAAAACAGGTGTTACAGCAACTTCTGTTGATGCTGATTATTTGATTCAACAATGTAGTGCAAGAGGTAAATTCCCAGCAGATGGTGCAAGTATTACAGAGTCATTTAATATTAGTTCATTAACCGACACAGATACAGGTAAACAAACACCTAACTTTTCAAGTAGCTTTAACACAGCTAATTATAGTATTGGTCATTCATTATATAATAATATATCTGAACCTTATGTAAGTAATCAAGCTACTTCTAGTTTTAGACATGAGTTATATGGTGATAATAATGCTTACGCAGACACAGAAAATTGTGTTAGTTTACATGGAGATATGGCATGATGGAGACACCTGAGTTTCAAGGAACACATTTATGGGAAAGACTATGTTGGGCAAAAGAAAAACTTGAAGGAAAACCAACAGACATAAGAGTAGTCTATGAAGACCCAGAGGACATGGACAATCCTGCAAAGATATTATGTCCTGACCCTAATTGGATGGCTTGTGCATTACAGGGTGGAATATTACCACCTGTTGAAGTCTACTGGGAATTAGCAAAGGATGAAGCACAACCTGATTTTAAGAAACATACAAGAGGGTATTTGTTGCACAATACTAAACCTGTTGAAGCAATGACAGAAGAAGAAGCAATAGAGTACCTAATTCAAAAAGATATTCCTGAACGTGTATGGCGAACATGGAATGAGGGCAATAAACCAAAGATGGTAATTTGCCGAACACATCAACTGCCTGAACATCGTCAATGGCGAAATGCTTGGCAGATAAAAGATGATATAGAACTAGCAGCATAAGGGAGAAACATATGACAAGTTTTATCGTGGACAAGGATGGCAACCAAATTGATGCATCAACTGTATCTTCTAAGCCATCAGACAGACACTTTAGAAATGCATGGGCAATAAGTGGCACAGTTATTTCTGAAGATATAACAAAGGCAAAGACAATGTTTAAAGACAAAATTAGAGAAGTCCGTCAGCCTTTACTAGAAGCTGAAGATGTAGTGTACATGAAAGCACTAGAAGCATCCGATAGTTCAGCACAAACTACTAGTGTTAATAAGAAGAAAGCATTGAGAGATGCTCCTGCAGCAAGTGCAATTACTAATGCCGACACTATTGCTAAACTAAAAGCAGCGTGGGATACATCTGTATTAGGCACAAGTCCTTACGCATAAGGAGTAAATAATGGCTTTAACTCAATTAAGAGCAGGTGCTTTTCCAGCAGGAACTGTAATACAAACTTTATCTTTTGAGCAAGATGGGGATATAACTACAACTAGCACTTCATTAGTAGCAACAAATTTTATTGGTTCAATTACACCTCAATTTTCTAGCAGTAAAATTCTTTTTACTTTGCAGGGTGGGCAACTAAGTTATAGTGGTGGAACTAATTTTCAAAATGGTAGTCTTTATAGGCAAATAAATAGTGGTGGGTATTCTTCTATTTTTGTACTGTACAGAAGGAATGTAGCAAGTGTGTATTACGAACCATATTCTCATTCATATTTAGACAGTCCAAACACAACAAACCAAGTAGATTACCAAGTTTATTTTAAAGTAAATGCTAATACAGGTTATTTTGCAATGGACCCAGATTCAGATGATTCAGCCGTTATTATGTTATTACAGGAAATAAGACAATGAGCACTAAATTGGGAAAAGCATTAACAAATCTTAATCTTGGCGAATGGGTACTAAGAGGTACACCAACAAATGAAACAGAATTTAATACCATGTTTAGAAAAATTACTGGTTCTAAAGATGGAGTGGCTATTGAAAGTAGTAAGCCATCTGATTTTGGAGTTACTTGGAGTCAAGTTAAAACAGAAATGGATAAAGAATAATGCCTTACATAGGAAAAAGTCCTGAGAATGGAGTAAGAACACGATTCATATATCAAGCCACAGCGAGTCAAACAGCCTTTAGTGGTTCAGATGCAAACTCTAATGTTCTATCGGTAAC